TCAACCACAGTTTGAACTGGCTTGTTCTTTTCCGGTCTATCAATACTAGGATCAACCTGTAATCCGCATATTAGGTAATCGCATTGTTCTTTTGCTTCACGTAACATTTGCACATGGCCAGCATGTAGTAGATCAAAAGCGGATGCTGTAAATCCTACTCTCATAGTTGTTCTACACGTCTAACCTTTTTTAATTCAGCATGTTGATTGTGCCAATCATTCATTACTTCGTACCAGCGTTGTCTACAGCGTAATAACATGTCACAGGCATCCACAATCTTTACTGGATTATCGTAGTTGTCTACGAGATATAGCAGTTCATCTGCTGGCCATGTTGCTAATAGAGCCATTAGTTCTACTGTAACTTTAAACTGTCCACCATCATATGTGATAGTTAGACGTTGTTCCTGTTGTTCTTTAAGAGCCAAGCGTTGACGATTGTGGTCAAGACGCTGGCGTGCGAATTGTTCAAATGTTTCTAAGGTCATGTAAGATAGTATAACAGGGCTTGAAAGCCCTGTCAATTACTATTAAGATTCTGTGTTAACTGTTGTTGCCCAGCTGGGTGTGCCCCAGGTTGCACTAATATATGTTGTAGCTGATGCTTGGTAACTGAATGTTGTTGTCTTGTTACCATCTACTTGGTCAAGAACGTTATAAATGTTCTTGTTGTATGATGTTTGGTCTGCTGCATCATCCTTCCAAGTGCTAGTTAGTGTCATCACGGTTGAACTACCTGCTGCGGCATTCAGTGAAGCATCTAGCTGGATATAGTTAGCTGTGTAGGGTGAGGTATCTGCAAGTTGTTTAAACATTGTTGTTGTGCCTGTGCCCAAGTCCCAGAAACCGTATGAGTAATTAGCTGATGGACTACCACTACCACCACTTTTACCACCTGTAGTATTATAAATGTAATATGTTCCGCACTGAGAGTTTGCTAAATCAACCCACTCGTTGTACTTGGCGTCGGCAGTACCACCAGAAATGTTCCAACTTACATAAACGCGGCCGCCTGCGTTGAAGAAGTAACGCATAGCATTTGCACTCGCAAATGTAAGTGTATTGGTTTGTGTAATTGTGTTTGTAAATGTTCCGCTTACTACTGCGGTATCTGTAACTGCTGTGGCATAACCAGGTGCTGGAGTGACTACAGCAATCTGTGCTGCATCAAGTGTACCAATGTCAGCTGATAGTGTTGCGAGTGCACTAATTGTATCACCGGTAGTTGGGTTAGTTACTGTATCAATAGTAATGCTACCGTCCTGACCGTACTGATCACTAAGTAGACGTATTTTGTTTAACAGGTCTGCCCACTCCGCGGCCGCAACGTTATCGCCTGCGGACCTTGAGCTTGGTGACACAGCAGTTTGACCAAGTCCTCTATTTCCCGTTCCGGTACTCCATAAATTGTTTACACTTGCTACAAAACCGTTGTAGTGTGAAGCTTCAATTGTACCCCCAGTTGTATATGCCATGTTTTGTTCTTCCTATTAGTTAATTGTTACGAAGGCTTCAACTGTACCTTCACCTTCAGTAGTTTTGGATTCGATAGCACGGCCAATTACGTTAAAGCTGGTTGCTTCGCCTGGTTGTGCTGCTCTTGCAAGACCGTTGCCTGCACTAACAAGTCTCTCACCTTTATTTACCATTCCTAGTACTTTAACTGGTACACGACCGGTTACAGCAACTGGTAGGCCATCTGCTAGTCCAGCGTTCATTAGGTAAGCTGGCTTATCAGAGATAACACCAAATACCTGATCGCTTGCTTCTTCATTTACACGAGTAATTTCTTCTGCACCACCTAGTGCAACAACTGTGCCTGGCGCGTACTGTGCGTCTGCTGCGAAGTTTTCTGCAACGTCAGCGTATTGTGCCACTGTTGCTGTACCGTTGAATGTTGTTGCATAAATTGTAGCAAATTTAGCACCTGATGAACCAAAGTCACGTGTATTATTTCCATCTGGTAATATAACACCTGTAATAGTATTACCACCGTCTCTAGCAAGAAGTGGTGATGATGCGTCACTTGTAAGGTTATCAACATACTGCTTTGTAGCAACACCTAGTAGAGTAGTTGGATCGCCAGCAACTACTAGTCTTGATGTTGCACCATCAACTGTAAGTGCGGTTGTAGTAACACCACCATCATTTACTTTGAAAATAATATCGCCGTCGCTGGTTACGTTTGAAACTGTAACATCGCTACCGCTAACGCCAACTGTAAAGTCACTGTCAACACCAACTACGATACCTGTATCGTTGAGGATGCTGAGAACGCCGCTTGTGCTATCACTGGCATCAGCACGTAGATAGTTAGCTGAAGCTACGCCGCCTAGTGCGTCTGCGTCTGTTGCGGTGCCGTGTAACTTAGCGCCACTAACTGTTGAACTTAATTGGATACCAGGGCTAATTGTAGCAAATCCTGAAAGCGCAGATTGTGGAGTAAATTGTGCGTCTTTACTTACTGTTCCTACTACTGAATTAGCAACATAAAGTTTAACTACGACATGGTCTGTAGCACCGCTATCTGTAACGGTTTCAACAATAGCACCTGAGGTACCTGATCCACTAGTAAATGCAGGACCAACTGTAGTAAATGAACTACCGTTGTAAACTTTCAACTGTCCGTTGGTTGTATCCCACCAAAGATCACCAGTTACACTACCAGATGGTGTGCTAGCACTAGCTGTACTTGAACTTACTGTCTTAAATGCTGTACCAGTGTAAACCTTAAGAAGACTAGTGCTAGTATCCCACCACATTTGTCCTGCAAGCGGACTTGATGGTGCACTTGAGTTAGCAAAATTTTCAAGTAACTTAACTGCATTTTCGTTCAAAAACTCGCCGTAACCAGCGTAGTTTTTACCAATCAGGGTAAGATCAGTGGTCGTGTCAATAGTACCATCTGAAATGGTTGTAAGCACTGCTCCTGATGTTTTATTAATTGTATAAGCCATTCTAAGTTCTCCACAACTTTATAAGATTATTTATCTTAAACATAAAGTAATCATATTATATACTGCTCAAATTTGTCAGTGTTTGTATCCTTATCGTATAGTCAATTTGGATAAGTCTATTAAGAGATTTCTGTACTGGATGGAATACAACATGTGTAAGAAGTTTTCCTGTATTCACAGTACCTATCCAACTCTTTAGTCCAAGCTCGTCAAACGTATAAATTTCGTTAAAGTTGCTAGTATTGTCAAAAGATTGTTGTCCACTTGGTTCACCATAGTCTAATAAACAACTTACAACAATATCTGTGTAAATGTTACCACTAATATGATTAATAACTAGTCTATTTCTACCAATATCTGTATTTAAACTTGAGTTATTGTCTACAACTTTATAATATGTTTGGTTATATAAAGCTGCATTGGCACCACTTGAGTTTGCTGGCAAATAGGTAATAACACCTGTTGGGTCAACACTTGTGCCGCCATTGCCAAATGCCATTTCGTGAATGAAACCTGTGGTCTTATTACTCAAACTAAGTGCTAATGCTTCACTCATATTTTCATAGTGAATAGCATTGCGCTTGTTTACATAATCCTCACCAGATTCAGGATCGAAAATGCGAATGTGTCCTTCCATATGGACACCGCCCTTTTCCTTGAAGGGTGTTTGGGGCTCTTCTATTTTATTATCCATATCTTTCTCTTCACTCATAGTATATTATACCTTTAGTACACATTCAACAAGTTTTTCACCTGTGTCGTCATTTGTTTCAAGAGCAATACCAACACGCTCACCTTCTGCTGTCGCACTAGCAACACCGTCGTGATCCGCATAAACCGCTTGACCCTTTACCACTGAACCTACTACTCTCACAGGAACACGACCTACCAGTGCGACAGCAACGCCGTTTTCTAAATCGCTATTCATTAGATAGGCTGGCGCAGTACTTATTACACCTACAGGTATGCTGTCTTGTCTACAATATGTTACTTCTGCACCACCACCCACTGTCATTACTGTACCAAATGGATATTCTGCATCTGGTAGATAACGTTCTGCCAAGTCAGCGTATTGTGCGCTTGATGCTACACCATCGAATGATGTTGCTGTTACTGTGCCAGTATTATCAATGCTCATACGTACTGTGCCGCTAGCGTGTGTTGCACTGCCAGTAGCAAACTCATATCCTGTTACTGTGTCAAAACGGAACTCTTCAGATGTACTTGCGCCCTGACCCATAACTGTGAGGCCAGTACCATTACTTGCGATGAAATCTATCAGTGCCTTTTCTGTAGCAGTAGTTCCGCTTGCTTGAACGCCTATTGCAATCTTAGAAGCACTGTCTGGATTGACTTGTAATTTTCTACTTGGGTTGGCACTAGTAAGTGAACCGGATCCAACCATAACATTACCTGTGCCTTTGGTGCTCAAACCAAGACTTATATTTGTGTCACTACCTTCAACGCCAAACTGGACAACAGGATTAGCTGCGGTAACTGCGCCTCTAACAGCACCGTAGTTTACGGAGCTTGCCAGACCATAAACCCTAAACGTCTCACCAGCCCCTGCTGCGCCGCCTAAATACACGTCACCGCCCACAACTCGAAGGGAATTGATGCCGTTTGAGGTGCCGATAACCTCGCCAGACCCCTTGCTCTTTATCTGCGTGTTTACATTCGTGTCCGTGTCGCTTTCCGCCGACAACACCACGGCATTGCCTGTCTGCCCGCCGGTGGCCCGCAGCCAGTTCGCCGTAGTCCCGCCAATCGTATAGGCGTCAAATTGCTTCTGGCCGTTTGCAATTAGTTCGACATAAGTACCACCGCCACCATTACTTACAAGACTTAAATTACCGCTAGTGTCTGCTGTGGCGTAACCACGAACAGTTCCGCTATCAACCCACCTAAGTTGATTTGTTGAAGCAATACGAATATTACCACCGACAACGTCTAATATATCTCCGGGATTTGTCGTCCCAATACCGACGTTGCCGCTGCTGGTGACTGCAAGATCGGGTGCACCAGACGCGGCTGCTCCACCCCACAGCCCTGCAACATAGTTTGTTCCGTCGCTATACCCACCGACAGCACCGAAATAAGACGCGCCGCTGTTAGACCTAAAGTCCATAGCAACGCCGCTACCAGCAACGCTAGGGTTCTGATTACCTGCGTCCAACAGGGCAATATTGTTGATTGTTCCGTTGGAGGTGTTTTCGTAAACATGCAGGTTTGTAGCGACGCTGCTTGTCCCAATACCGACATTGCTGTTTAGTTCAATAGCACCACTGCCTGCTGTATCAAGTGTTAAATTCTGGTTTGTGTTTACTGTGCTTATTGCACTACCACGAATGTGTAAACTTGGACTATCTGTATCACCTATCTCTAGTGCTTCTGCTTGTAGTGTTGCAAGATTAAAGAAAGCATCACTAGTATCAATATTATTTGTTACTGGTTCAACATTATATGTTCTAAATAATTTGAACTTACCATCAGTTGCATCACGAATAAGACCTGCATGCTGCAAGTTTACGCCGTCGTAATAGTGTCCAATAAATCCAATATCTAGTAAATCACTAGAGTCATTGTTACGAGCAAGTTTGATCAAGCTATCTTCAACATCTAGATCTGTTGTATTAACAGTAGTTGTTGTACCATTAACTGTTAGGTTTCCGCTTACAACTAAGTGATTCCCTACAGTTAAATCGTTAGTAACAATAGCTTGACTTGAAGTAAGTGTATCAGTAACTGTTAGATCATTACTAATAGTTACATCATTTGGTAGTCCAATAGTAATTTTGTTTGCGGTTACCGCAGTCTCAATTTCATTTGCAGTACCTTCAAAGTCAATGGTATCGCCTGTTTCAACTGTATCGTTTGATCCACTGTCTGCTTGTAGTGTAAAGATTGTTGTGCCAGCCGATAAGGCATTATCAACATAGTTCTTAGTTGCTGCGTCTTGTGCACTAACAGGATCTGTAACACCTTGTACTCTGTTAGTACCCATTTGTACGGTTTGACTGCCTGCAATAGTTAAGCCATTAAGTGTACCAACACTTGTAATGTTTGTCTGTGCAGCGGTAGTGAGTGTACCTGCAACGTTAGTTGCTGTAACAGTATCTACAAATGCAGTTGACCATTCATTGCCACTTGCACCTAAAGTGTAGGTACTATCAGCATTGGGTTCTAAGTTACCATCTATTTTCACTGAACCTGTACCGCCAGGTGCTAGGATCAAGTCTGCGTTTGTGCTTGTATTTTCAATAGTGTTTGCAGCACTGTTAATTTTAATGTTTCCAAACTCTGGTGAACTGGCAAGTGCAATGTTTACATCATCTGCGTTTTGTGTAAGAACTATATTACTATCGCCGGTAATACTTCTAAATCTTAGTTCAACGCCGGCTTTTTCTTTGAATAGGCCTACGCTATTGGCTACTGCTTGGTTAGTAGCACGGTTTGCTTCACCGCCTGCTGCGCCTGGCGCTTCTGCTGGTTGCCAGCCACTACCTGTCCAGGTTAGAACATAGTTTAAAACTGGACCTCCGTTATAATCCACATCACTAACATCAGCTAATGATGCGACGGCAATGCGGGCATCCGCTCTAGCATTTGTGTAGTATAGGTTTGTTCCGCCTTCTGGTAGTACATCAGTGTCAACCTGACCCGCGCCTGTACCGAAGTCAATTAGTGTATCGTCAATTCCGTCCACTTTTAGTACTACTGCACCTGATGTAACTGTAAAGTGATCTGAACTAAAACTTGCAACACCTTTATTACTATCGCTGGCATCTTCTGCGCTTATGGTTAATGTGTCTCCACTCTGTGCAGTATCAATACCTTCGCCGCCTGTTACAGTTAGTGTATCACCTAGATCAATAGCAGTGCTTCCACTGTCGCCTGTGACTGTGATTGTGCTGTTTGTAATACTTGAATTAGGAATACTTGCAAGGGCAATAACGCCAGTACCAGCAGTGTAAGTAACGCCAGTTGCTGATGTAGCACTAATATGTGCACGTACTTCACTAGCACTTGGACCTACATATGTAATAACACCGGTTGTGCTATTATAACTTAGACTACCATCACCGCCACTATCAGTAACACTAATGCTAGCTCTTGCACGAGCATCAGTGTAAAAAAGATTTGTTCCTTCAGTTACATTTGTTGTAGTTAATGTAAGAGCGTTTGAAGAATTAGGACTTACGCCATTAATAGTCTTAACATACGTTGTTTCAACTGTGTTAAGTCGCGTGTTTAGATCGGTAAAGTTACCGTCCATTTCAGTAAATGTCAATGGTGTAGATTTACTACTTCTAAGAGTGATTGCCATTTTTTACTAGTCCTCTGATATATTTATACACTTTTTTATTCTCTGATTTCAACATAATCTTCTTCAACATAATCAGCAGCAACATATCGAGGACTATCTAGTTCACGTAAATAATTACCAACTGTAGCTTCTTTATCCTTAAGGAAGTTTGCGTTAATTGTAGAAGAGGATTGCAAACCTAAACCATTTGCTGCTGTTGTAGATCCTTGAGTATACCAAACTTTAGTATGGGTACTAGTGTCTGGTAATTCCTGTGCAAGACTACCATCAATTACAGGAGTCATCTTTCTGTGAATTGGGAAAAATGAAGTTCCACTAGTTCCTCGTCTAAAATTCGTTATATAATTGTCTTCATAACTTATTTCCCAATAAGTGACTCGTTCTGCACCTATATATACAACGCCAGGTTGTTTGTCATTTACCCTTGCCAATGGCAACTTAGTTGCATCTTGTACATATATTTTAGTATCAGTTGGTAACAGATCCTTAGCAAGCTCTGTCCTGAAGTCCTTCGCAAGTCTTCTATATTCCCATTCACCTAACATATTATTCAAAATTCTGAAACCAACTGTTGGTTGAATAACATTTTCACTAAAGCTAGTAATTACTATTATACTATTAGATGTTACACTCTGCCCAGATAGACTTACTTTATTATTACCAACAATTGTGTATTCACCAGCATGCAGTTTGACGCCATTGAGTGTTACCCACAGGTAGTTAGTGTTAGTAATATTCCTATCCATAGTGTATTCAAAAGTGCTTAGTCCAGATATAGCTGTTCCATCAAATCCCGAACTATCAAATATTACATCATCAAATCCTACTTCTGAACTAACAATTTCACTTCCTAGTCCTTCAAATACCTTGGTTTGAATTCTTAAAGGATTATGATTAGCAAAACTAGTAACATATAACTTATCCCCGTTACTAAATGAAACAGTGTCATCCAAAGTGATTATATTACCATCAATTTGATAATCACCAGTTCGGACACTTACAATAACTGTATCTCCAGTACTGGGCGGATTGAAAAACTCAATAGTTCTAACACTGCTGCCATCTGATGGATTGACAAAATAGTCTATATTTGGTGTTTTATTGGTAACAGGATTAAGAGTGCTTCTATCGTCAGGACTTATAACAGTTACTCTAATATCACCATCTGCAAGTGTTGGCAATTCTCCCGCTGTAGTAGGTATACTATAAACTAAAGTACTACCATCAGCAACATAATGTTTTGCATTACTTGGACGTAATCTTAAATTACCAAGTTCTACTACTACATTACCCTCAAATGGCTGAGTGTATTGTATTGTTTTTTCTAGATCATATGTTTTTGTTCCGGATACCAATGTAATTTCCTGAGTATAAACCTCAGTCCATGCCTGTCTGCTTTCATCCTGATCATACATAAAGACATGTATATGATCACTATTAGCAGGTACATCAGTAAACTGTAAAAGAACTTTGTTATCACTGTCATTAACAGTGTAATCAATACCCTTAACTAATCTTATACCATTTTTAAGTACAAGTTGTTGATCAGCATTGGCAATTGGTATACCGGAAACAAATCCTGCTGTGCTTCCGTCACCAATAAATGTCTCCTCGTGAGACATTTTTTCACCTGTAACACCAAATCCATAAATGTAAACTGCACTACCAGCAGCTGGAGTATTTTCTAGTGTTACTGTTCTATCAAAATAATCAAGGGTAAGATTGCGTTGTGGTGTAGCACCTACCCAAACTCTAATAAAATCCACATCTTCTTTTGCTTGACTGCTGGCAAAACTAAATGTTTTTGTTGATCCATCAGCAGAATAAACTTTACTAATAACCTCAAAGCTGCTGCCGTCATACTCGAAGTCATTACTAGGATCAGTATAAACTTCCATGTCAAGGGTATCAAAAATAATTCCTGGTATAACCTCTTCTGGAGCATGACTATTATAGACATCAACAAACTTGCCACCGTCAATGTTTATATCTTCTGGGCGAGTTCCCAGAGCTAAATCCGCAAAGGTTCCTCTTATTATAGTATCTAATGAGCTTGTCCCACTTAAAACTGCAAGTCCGTCAGTATCAATGTCAAAATCATCATAGCCTATAGTATCAAAATTACCCTGATCAAACCCAGGCTCTAAATCAAACCCAGCACCAGTTACTCTATTTCCAGTATAATCAGTACCTAGCTGTAGAAGATTAAGATCGTCACCTAGCATACCAGATGTTGGTGCATAATAAGCTGCTATCCTGTCCGCATTAGAGGCTAATAACTCATCGCTGTATACTTCAAGTACTGTCGTTCCATTGGAAATTTCAGTACTAAATGTTGACCCGCTAGTAAATCCACCAGTAACAATACACTTATAAACTTCCTGCTCACCGCTAGTATTATTTTTATATGAGATAATATCTTCATAAGCATATGTTGTATTGGCAGTCCAGTCTTTTACTATAGAACTATAGGTAATTCTATCAAACTTAATGGTGACATCAAACTCTCTTGATGTTATATTTTCCATGCGTGGGGCTATAATACAACCCGTTCCTGCACCAGTAATAGTGATGGTTGGAGTTCTAGTATACCCACTACCGTTTTCTAGTAGGATAACTTCAATAATTTTATCTGAATTTGTTCTTGCTCTCGCAGTTGCAGTAACACCGCCTGGAAGATCAGGTGCACTGATAGTTATAGAAGGATCAATAATATATCCAGTGCCCTGATTAAGAATTACTAAACTACTAACTCTAAGACTATAATTGTCATTCCAAGGTTTATTAAGTCCTTGTTTTTGAAGTATCTCATCTCCGGAGTAATCGCCACTTGGTTTTCTAAAATATTGAAGCTTCTCATCATAAAAAGCATGAACATCAAAGTCTGTTATGTCACCACCAAAGGTATCTGTTCCATTGAATTTTGTAATATATTCGCGAATCTTTGTCTTATAAGGTTTAACTTCGTTAATATATGATTCAATAAACTGACTATTATCGCTTTTATATGTAGGATACTGATTTAGATTTCTTAATTTATGGATAACTTTTAAGAAGCTAGTTTTGAAAATCCAATCTGTTATACCAGTGTCTTCACTGAGTACATATTCAATTAATCTAAAAAATAACTTGTTCAAATGTATACTTAGATCATCAACAAATATTTCATCCTTTATTGCTGTAAGAATACTTCTTATCTCAGTAAAAGGAACATTATCATAATACTTAAAGTCAAATATATCATCGTCAAACCCAACATTCCTTGTAAAATCTGAGGTCGAGAATGTATACAAACTACTGTTTAATTCTACTGTTCCGTTTTCAATAATAACTTCTTTCCAGGTATTAGATCTTGTATATTCAAAGAAGCTAAAGTTTCCGTCGTCATTAGTTAAAACTTTTGCTGTCTGACCCACACTAGCATCCAAAGTAAGAAGTTCAGGTTCATTTTTCACTTGATAATGAGGAATTGTAGTTTGGTTATATCCTTCAGCATACCATGTTTTATATGACCAATATCCACTTGTAGTAAAAGACTGCACCTTAGTAAGGAACCAGGTCTTGTCTGCCTTTAAGGTGTAAATTGTCCAATTATTATCTAATGATTCATCTTTATCTACAAGAACGTTATATCCAGTAGACAGAGTGTTTACGTTTAAATAATCTCTTTCATCAATATTGTTGACCTTTTTATCCCATTCACCACTTTGTGAAGTAGGCTGGAGTTGACTTGAGAACAGACCAGTAAGTGGTGATTGTCTAACTATTGGTATCGTTTTAAAGACATCGTTACAATAATCAACAGCTATTTTAATAGCCATTCTCCTATTCTTTAGTAGTGTTTGTCTTGGTCTTATGAATATACCATACCTGTTAAACTCATTTAATGTAGGATCTGGAATAATGTTTCCTGTCGCGTCTGTTCCAGCCATACTGTCTACTAGCTTATTCCAAATTTTAGATGGAATTTTTTGTGCACTATCTCCCTCAGAAACAATATCAAATTCACTGTGAAGAATTCCTTCATTGGGAACAACATCATAGTTAATACTCAATACAGTATTGTCGCCACTAATATTTTCTTTTACATTTGTAAGAGAAAGTGCGCTCTGAGATAAGAAACTAACAAACTTAATTCCTTGACCTTTAGGGTCTGCAATAAGGTTAGCAACTGATTGTATACTAATGTTCCTAAAATCTGCTTCTGGAACACTGAGTTTTCCTTTTACCCAGAAATAATATTTTGTTGTTGTACTATTAGTAGCCGTGTTATATTGTTGAGTTGAGCTATAATAGGTGTCATCTTCATGTTTTGGTGTTCCTTCATATCCCGCTGCAATATATTCACTGGGCAACACATCACTTTCTACCCATTCATATACGTCAATTGAGCTGCCAGGAAAGAATTGCCCCCAATGATTTGCCCTGTAATCTATATCGCCTTGTTCATATTCTATAATTGAACAGGTTTGCAGATCCCACCAAACTTTGCCAATATACTCATTATCCCATGAACGCCCACTACTGTTGTCAGGACTTGTGGTATAGGCTGCTGGATCATATGGTGTCATATAGTTAATTTCAGCTTCAGCTTGTCCTACAAGTTTACCCTTATAAGGATCAATATAGTCAAGGAAATTTGTAACTATATCATTACTACGATCGTAAAGTATTGTACGATTTATTAGACCTATATCAACTTTCTCAACTTCATTTCTATAAAGCTGCCAGCCTTTCTTACGCAATGGATTAACAAATTCATAAACTGTGCCACTATTAACTGCTGAAGTATCATCTAATCTTGATCCAACAAAAAGTTTAGAATCCATATATGCTACACTGTAACCAAATTGATCCAAATAACTTATGTCGTCACTTTGAAGTTGCTGTATAAACCCATATTTGAAAGGATTAGTAATACTCGCAGTACCAGAGGGTAGTAGTTGTTCAAATGTATAAACTGCTCCACTCTGTGTCTTTCTATCAATAAACGTTGTACTGTCTGAATCAAAGGTTGTCAAGTATTTGCCGTAATTAACGCTAGTGGTGTCATTGTCTAAATCAAATCTTGTACGTGATAGCGTACTTGCTACATCACTAGTAATAACTAATTCTTGCAGACTTAAATAACCATTATTTTCAAACTTGTTAAAGGCGATTGCGGTACCAAAGTTTTCATTTTCAAATCCGGCTGGATGATTGATTTTCTGCACTAGCCTAAATGGTGTTATTTTACTTGTCTTAAAACTAGACCCAACGCCTGGTCTAATTCTCATTAACCTATTAGTTGTATTATTCGCACTGCTTATGTAAGCATTACTGCCTACAAGAGATGTACTTATATTAACAATATTAGCATTAGCAATATCAGAAACCAATTTAGCTTGATCATTACTTGTAGATGACATTGTAACTTTAAAGTCATCTACATAAATTGTGTCCCCGCTGGTTACAGAAAATCCTGACTCTGTTGTTATGTTACCAAACTTCATTCCAGAATCAGCAAATAGGAATACACTTCCTGTGTTAGGATTAAGTTCATCTTCTCCAGGTGCGCCTATAGCTATAATAGATCCATAAGCATCTATTGCCACACTTCTTCCAAAATTTTCACTGTCTGATGGCGCCTGATCTGTTAAATTTTGATCTATCTTTTGTACTTCTTTGTATGTGCCTGTAAATATTCTTACCGTACTACCAGCGGTTGGTGTATATCTAAATGTAATGGTGTTGCTTGAAACACTATAATAGTTTATACTACTTCCATCACCATCATCAGGGTCTGTTATTGAGGTAAGTGTTTGTAAAACTCCGTCAACTTCTACATAAAACTTACCTGGAAGATTGGTTTCTGTAGTGAACGATTTAGTAGTACCATTACAACTAAATGCTTCTACTGTCATATTAAAAACATACGCTTCACCTGCGTCTTGATATACCGTACTTGCAGAGTTTGCAACTTCTGCATAAGGGGCGCCAACAACAAGTGTTCTACCACTGTTGTCAATATCAATTGATTCTCCGAACCTATCTCCACTCATAGAATCACTACCAGTAATAGTTTCTATTAATTGATAATGAGTCTCCTGTCTAACAACAACTTTTAGACCGTTTGCTGGAATTGATGTAAAAGTAATATTATTACCGCTAAGTGTGTAATCTAAGTAGGGGAAATAAGTTTTACCCAAGTTGTCTTGTAAATATATACTGTTAACACTTAAAGGCGTAAAGTTTAATGTAAATGTGGCAGTAATCCCATCACCACTAATATTATCTATACTATTCTTATTTGTAGCAATATCATTTAAAGCATATACATACACTGTATTTGTACCAGGGGCACTAACAAACATATAACGATCATCTTTTGAAATTTTAATCTGTGTACCAAATTGTGCGCCTGAGGCTATACCATTAATTGATATTGCTTGCGTTTGAATATAAGATCCGGCTCCCTGATTTTTGAAAACAGTTACATAACCCTTTGAACTATTACTAGAAGGAGCACCAACAGCACCGTATGATCCACCTAACCCTAAACCGGTACCAAAATCATCTACAAGTCCGCTCTTATCACTTAGTGTGATAATTCCAGTTTCAATGAAAGAATTACTTTCATCAATAGCAAAAAATGTCGCAGAACCTGTTCCGTCATTGGGGGCGCCACTAGCAGCGGTTATACCTTGATTGCCTATAGCAATACTGTGGCCTAGATAAGCATTTCCTATCTTGCTATTAAGGGTTTTAAATGTTTGCTTGGCCCAGGGTTCATCTTTCTTATACACTGCCCATTTACTATTCGAATCATCATCAATCCAAACAAGCTCATTTTTATTCCATCCAAAAGCTGGTGTGCTGGAAGTTATATCTGATAGGCTTGAAAATCTTGATCTTGTTAATTTAAACACAGGATCTCTTAGTTGCTGACGCTCTATTTCTATATCGGATTTAACAACAAAGCTATTTGGTGATGGTATACTGTCTATTTGATAAAAGCCTGAATATACATCTGTTGTTTTAATTAATACTTGTTGACTTAGTTTAAAGCCGTGATTTCCACTTGTTTTAAACGTAATAAATCCGTTAGTACTTGATACAGCACTAGTAATTTCAACAGTTGTTTCTGAAACTCTGTATACAGTCCAATCAGGAGAAACATTTTCATCTCCAGGACTTCTAGCTATCCAGATCTTTTTGCCTCTGCCTATCTTGTTGATTGATTGATTTAAATTTTTTAAATCTGTTGATGCCCACACTGTAAAGTCAATATCATCTAGTCTAGGATATCCAGCAGAAGTTAAATCACTATTTGGTGTATATGCAGACCGTACATTTAAAAACTTATTAGAATATTCGTTAGGAACAGTAAGTAAATCTTTTTTCAATAATGAAATATAGTCTTGATTAGTTTTCTGTGTGCTATCAGCTAATAGTTCAATAATGACTGGGTTATTCTCTTTCTTAGATTCTTTAACAATGAAAGATATAACCTGGTTACTGTCTATGCTTCCAAATTCACCAACTCTAAATCCCCATTCTTCATAGAAATTTATTTCCTGATCAACGTTAGTTAGATTAGCTTTAACTAATTTGTTTATACTTTCCTGAGTACCCTTAGTTTTTAATAAACCTTGATAAAACTTTACTTGGCTTACATCGTCCAAGCCTAGATTTTCTAAATATCCTCTGCTCCTAAAACCAATTAAACCTTTAGCTGCTTTTGAAGTTCCAACCTCTAAATTCACCTTGTTAACATCAAAGAATTCGTTAAAACTCTCAGCCTTAGTAGCAATATTAGGAAGTAGACCATTGGTCATGTACTCATTAACTACCCAATCGTTATAGTCAAAGACTGTCTTTCCGCCATGATTAACTTTTGCTGCATATACCTTGTCTCGGAAACTTACATAGTCACCTTTTTTATAGTCTTTATTTTGCTGCCATATTTCAAATTTATTGTCGTTAAAAATATAACCGGGTGCATGTAATGTACCATTCCATTGGCCAGCCTTGAATCCTACTAGTTTTACTCTATCCTGTCTATTTCCTAGCTCAGGTTGATATACTATGTCATTAAAAATAGTTTTGTTATCAAGAACAACATAATGTTCATATTGAATAGGACTTACATTTGCACTATACAACACATTTTGATCTGTATTTACAGTGATAGTAGTTTGATTATCTATTCGTGATACATTATAGTTTGATTTACGTATGGATGCACTATTCTGATCCTTTAAAGTATTTGATTTAGAAAAGTCATCAGTCGTTGTAAATGGTCTTTCGATCTCCAAATAATCATAGGCAGGACTAATTGCTAATACACTACCAATAGGCCAATTTTGATCTGTCCAAAACAGGAATTCCCTTGCCCCAAGAATAAAATCTTGCGGTTCGCCTTTTTCTGTTACACTCTCAAATTTCATACCTTTGGCATTTAAATACCTTTGATAAGCATTTAAGAAATCAGCAACCTGTCCCTTGGATTTGAGTACTGTCCCGTAGGGAACATCTGCGTAAGCATCCATAAAATTCTTAAAAATTTTAATTGATTGATTACCAACAGTTACAGTTGTTGTATCAGTTCCACGTACACTTGGCACTATTCTAAAAAACGGATTTTCTATATCGTAACCTGTTATCTTATATCCACTATGTACAATCGAAATTTTTACGCCGGAGTAAATTACTCTTTCTAATGGATTAGATTTATGCATTATAAGGTTATAGTTTTCGTCTGGCAAAAATATTGTTTTGTTACTGCTCGATGGCGTAGCCTGCTCGGATATAATTTTTAGATACTTTTTATCACTAAATCCTGATAGTTGATACATTAGATTTAGTGTTAAGTTTCTAATTCTAGTTTGAGTATCAGCAATAGACAAACCACGATTTACTATGTAGTTGTAGATAAATTGGTTATATCCCTCTACTCGATTTACTTCAGTAGTATTTTCTTTTGCAACACCGTGTATATAGAAATCACCTAACTTTGGTCTATAGCTTTTGTCTGTTTTTATTATCTGAGAATACTCTGTCTGTTTGCTATAAAGTCCAGTATCAAACATCAAACTTAGATATTTTGCTGGCTTTTTGATAGCACTAATTATTTGTATTGCAAATGGCCATTCACTTGACCTTCTCCAAGCAGTCTCCTGAGGACTATAATCACCAAAACGCCATGCATCATCGCTATTCGCAGAAGTTACATCCTTGATTAAGAATTCGGTGGGAGAGCGTAAACGACCTTGATCATCGACTGGAATATAATCTAATAATTCAGGCTTTTTATAATTGTTATTAACAGTATAGGTATCAGTAACTGCGCTAGAATATACTTTTCCGTCTCTAATGTCTTCCCATAAAATATTATTACCGCGAGTATATGGTGCAACACCGTACCTATCGTCCCACCAACTTGGTTTTTGACTATGCCCTAACATTTCCCATGGAGTTAAATGTGGAGTATCAGTATCATAAAACCATTTGTATATTCCTCTCCAGAAACCCGGAACTCTACGACCTTCTAATTTGGTTGTACCATTAGTGTGATTCCATGAAAATTGATTAGTCTCATTCCATGTAGTATTTTCAACTGTATCAACTCTATTTTTGATAGCCCATTTACCATACAAACTTCTTATTATTGAAAGTTCGCGACTTAGTGATACAGAGCTGTTGGGTCTCCAATAACCTGAAAGCACTGAGTCAAAATCAAATAAATCATTTCTAAACTGTGTCTTAATATTGTTATAAACACGCTTTTCAAATTCAAGTATAACGTCGTCTCTTATGTCTCCATAAGTTGCCCAAATACTTCCATCATGTCCTTGTAATACTTCTTTTGGCACACTGTAGGTATTATCAATATATTTACGAGGTGTATACTTTTTCCACAATCCTAATTTAGTAGGAGTTGGAGGCACGAAACTTCCATCTGTATTAGTGTATTCTCTAATTTCAAATTTATCATTAAGAAAAGTGACAAAACTATCATTTAAAATAAACGCGGCATTAATAGTATCAAAGGTATAGTCTACACCTTCGAGCAGTTGTGTTTTAACATTATTTCTTATATGATAGATAATTACTGCTCTTTGACTTATGCTAGTTAAGTCAAATTGACTACCGAATTCATATACTCTTTCTTTGATATCTTCAACTGTTAAATTAACAGTAGAAAAAGTATTGCCCCAAGGTACCATATCAGAATAATAGAAGGGGAAAGATACTGTTTTGTTATTGACCATAAACAAGAGAATATCATCAACACATTTCGTTATATTTCTATAGTCAAGATCTAACTTATCTATATTCTCTATAAACCTATTCTTGAATCTAGTATATTCCTCCATACTATAAATTAGACTATCAATTATATTAGCTTCATCGCTAGTAATGAGATATTGTCCTAATATAGCACCAGCACTGTGCTGTAAAATTTTTCCAGGATATACTCTGTAATTTAAATCTCTTATATTATTTGATCCTAAACTACTACCCTCAAATTCTTTAATGTTGTTGGTTATTATAATTAAATGATTGCGAATTTGACCTAGTGATAGATTTTCAAAATCATCATTGTTAGCATTATTTTCTATATTTTTTGGTATCTCGAAGTACCCATTTTCAATTATTGTATCTGAAAATACACGTAATGTTACAACATCATTTTTAGTTAACGACTTTTTGAACACAACATAGTATTTCTCATTCTGATTTAAAATACTGTATTGATTGTTTGATATAAAGTTACTGTTAACAAAAACCTGTAGGCTGCTTGTTACAGTGTCTTTAGGTTTCGCTCCAATTTCAAAGGTATAAAGTTCAGAGGCAACAGTATATGTTACTATTTGAAACTGCTTGCTATCTTCTAGTACCTGTGTCCAACCATTCAATAGACTTCTTTTATTTGTCTTTTTGTCTATGTAATGAACGTGGCCACTTCTTACAATAACTTTGGTTAACCCTGTATTTTTTACATATGTAAATGTATCTTTTATATAATTGTTCTCAAAAACAATGTCACCAATGTTTTCAAAATTATTATAGGTTAAACCAAATTCTAAAACCTGATCAGTTGCTGCATTACTGTTTCGTTTGTAGCTAAAAAGTTTACAACCAGAAAAAGTTGAGCTTGGATAGACACTGGTATCTCCAAAACTTTTATGATTGCCGTCAAATACATCAAACAATGGTTCTTGATTAATCTTGGTTTTCTGTTGTGCTCTGAGCCACGTGCTGTTCTTATAATAAAAAACTACGCCTTGATTTTTAGCACCAAGTATACTTGTTACATTACTGTCATTAGGCACAGTGCCTATTTGAACAAGGTTTATAATTTTTCTTGTATTAGCATTAGCATCTTCGTCAATAAAATCTACTCTAAAAATCTTGTTCTTTAAATCTGGATCAGCCGTGAATATAACTGTCATCTGAGGCAATAGATCTATACTGTCACTAAAGTAACCGGTCTGACCATTTACATTTGACAGAGCATCTGTTTCAGTAACATCAACTACAGATACAGGATCAGTACTATAAACGCCATAGTTAAAGAGGGACAAGTTTGGAGTGAATTCAATAATTGGCCGTTTAGCTCTTGCAGTATCATCCACAGCAGGCGTAAACTTATTATATTTGGCGGTTGCTTCAATAACCTGTCTATGAAACCATCTATTTCCTCTTGCCCAAGCATTGTTATCAACACAACTCCTGTTGGCAACTATATAGTCTTGCAATACTGGACTGTTTGAACTACCATCATAGTTTGTTGAATCAAAGACTACACTATCATAAGGTTCTTCCAGGGTTTCTGTAAAAGGCTCTGGTGTAGTTAAACTTTTTGCTAGAGTCAAAGTAATTGAAGACCCAACTCCTTCAACATAATAAGTTTTGTTTTGATAACTGGTTGGTGTAACGGTTGTGTCAAACTCTATTTTAAGGCCATTAGTAAAAATGACACCATTGGGACTTGTATAATTTTCTTTTCCTAGAACATCATTAACGACGTCAATAATAGAACTTTTTCCATCATCAATAAGAACAATGCGACCAAATCGAGTTGAATCAACGCCATCCTGATAATAGAGTTCGTCTGCTAGTGATGTTAAAGGAGGGATAAGTTCAAATTTATTACTTGTGTTTTTCCATAGCTGACGATTTCCGTAAGTTTTGCCTTGCTTGATTCTAACTTTTTGACCCTGCGGAACTGCTGTAGTTCTTGTAAGTGTAATAGTCTGTGTTCCGCCAATATCTTTTAATGCAATAGCATACACATCATATCTTTGACTAAGTGATATTCTGGTAGTCGCATCAAAAGTAGTTCCTGCTTGACTAAATGGATATCCGTCAAATGGTGATCCCGCGTCCCATAAAGTTTCATCTTCACTGTCATTTAAAAATACAAGAGTCTTACCATTTATTTCAGTAAATGTATCTATACCACCATACGTATCAACGAATTTACTATAGACCTGGTTATGTATTTGACTATATGATAGAGTTGAACAAAAATCCACAGAAGCAGCAGTTGTCATTTCTGTAAAAAAGGATTGATCATCCTTCATTGGCACATTGAATGTGATTCTTCCAACGTCTTCACCATTGTTACTTACACCGACAACATCTCGCGTGCTTACGTTTTGTTGTGCAGAACTTATACCTGTTAATCCTATCTCTGTTTGAATCCAGAAGGGGATACCTGGCTGACTTACATTAAATGTATAGGTGCCACCCCTAGCCAGATAGAGAGTTTCGTTGCTGGTTGCGGTAGTGTTATTAAATCTGTATACGGGTTGACCTGTAACAACTTGACTCGTTTCTTCATCAAACGTAGTAGAATCATATCCTACTGTATCCCAGGGTATTTGTGAATAGGTTGTTCCTTCTCTATAAACAGTATAGTCCTCTGTCATATCTACAGTGTTGCCAAAAACATTAACTCTGTCAGGACCACCGGGTAACCAGAAGTATTCTCCGTAGTTGACTAATTTATCTAAATCTACAAAGCCACTCCAGTTATAGTATTCCTGGCTGAATAGGTCATTGGGATTTTCTGTATTACCGTTGTAGTATCTAATATTATTCAAAAAGTCTATATAGGAACTTGCACTTTCTACAGTACCTTCACTATTTCTATAGACTACGCCAGGCTCTAATTGATAGTTTGTTCTGTCAGTAGATATTTCACTAAGATATCCATCACCTGCTGTATAGTTCTTAGCAAACTTTCTGCCAATAAAACCGTCAAATCTTGTGTCTCTGGGTTCGCTAATTAGCTGGTCTAGAGTAGCGTTTAAAAACTTACGGTTACGTTCAGTTTTAAAAACTTCTGGTAAAAAAGTCTGACTTTTACGAGTTGCCATTAGTAATTATATCCAGTGTTAGTAATATTTGTATTGTTAGTCACTGTATTTACAGTTGTAGAAAGTGAGCTTTTTCCTGCACTTACGCTTTCAACACTAAGATTATCAGATGCGGTATTTACTACTGTTCCTGATGCAGTCAATTGACTAGCAGTAATAACAGAAATAATTTCTACATCATTAACTGTCGCACTGCTTATAAAGATCTCGTCTCTTGCACTTGTAATTTGAAGTAAACTACCAAAGACGTTGGTTGTGTCTTTAGGTACTATAGTAATACTAAGAACATCTGGGGACAATTCTTGATGAAGATAAGCATCTAATTCACTGAAGTAAAAAGTGTCGCCAAAATCCCAATTTTCAAGAGCAAAATAATTATTAATTGCTCTGATTACATTTGCTTTAATTTCACTATCACTTTTTAAAGTAGCTTGATTTTTAATTACTTTAAATGTTGCTTGTAAACTAGCATCTGCTTTACTGCCAAACAATGGTCTAAAATTTATAGAGTGGAATATTAGAGCATCACTAACGCTTTTATTGGATTCAAGATTGCCAAATGAATCTCTTAACTCTAGTGTTGAAGGTTTAGTAGGCTTTTCTACTCTGCCAGTGATATCTGTTACCCAATTTCTAAAATCTGTGTTATATTGTCTTGTAAGAATATAAAGATCAATAATATTACTTGGACTTGGATCGATTCTTCTATTATTGGGCGCATTGTGACTATACTGGAATAATAAATTATTTCTTCCAGTTTTCTTTATATAATCTGTTGTAATCTTTATATTTTTTGTACCGCCAGAAGCTTCATAAAGTATGTAAAATACTCCTGTACTTGAAGCATAAAATATTTGCCCTAGACTATAACTAGCAAGTATAGTTCTTATTTCACTTTCTGTGGTGTATGTTGTTTCTATAGTTGAATCAACTACTGGTTTGTATCTAGTAAACCCTGCCGAATCTAGGTATGTTGTATAAAAAACTACTTTTCTGGCACTGTTTGTATCAGGAGATACGATTGTTTCAAAAACCTCTGGATCGTCAGGCACTCCATCACTATCACTGTCAGGAAAGGTTACTTTAATTTTTTCATTAAGAGTGAACCCATCTGATTCAATATATGCTTTATCTATTTGTAGGGGAATATCTAAACCTATAGGCAAACTGCTGTCAGGCTTGTTATTGACTTTTAAAACTTTAATAGTGTCCTTAACAGTTTTGCCTGATACGGGATCAAAAACTTTTAGATCGCTGTCAAAGTAAAAGCGAGTTTCCTTTACACTTTCAAATGTATAAGTGGTACTTCTATATTTTACAGTATAGGTTGCACCATCATTTGTGAATAATAGAAACCAACTGTTGTCTAATCCTAAATTACTTTGATCTCCAGTATTTGTAAGACTAAAAGTTGTACTTTGGTTTAGATTTAGGCTACTGATAATTTCCCATGTTCCAGTTTCATAATCATATCGTAACCCAAAAGTTTTAAATGTAGCAATATTGTCTGCTATAGTTGACTTGTTTTGACTAGTTAGCGTGTTGTTCCACACAGGGTAAATTTTAGAAAGTATTGCCCCTGTTGGAATTATCTCGCTCATAGTCACTGGGCCTGTGCCATTTCTAAGATTACCCACGCCTTGATTTGTACCATCATCAACAACTTTAATAATACTTGCCCAAATATAATCTTTAGTATTCAAATCTCCACTTGAACCAGTTATGATAGTATTATTAATATCAAAAACTTTACCAGCTGGAGCAACAAATTTAAGTAAACTATTTGTATTAGCATACTTCAAACTACTACTAGCAAAACTACCAATTGATGCTGGATTGCCAGCTGAATTTTTAAAATAGCCAGTTACAGTACCAAAACTCCTTGTAGTTTGTTGCCATGTACTGTTAAGACTGGCAGCATCCTTTTTAGTATAATTTTTTATGTAAAAATGAAAACTTTCATTATTTTGAATAATCGGTTCAATTCGTCGTGAAAGAACATTGAATATGTCACTTCTAGTAGTAAAATTAAAACTAAAACTATTAACAGGCTCGTCAATAAACAGAATACCATCACTAGCAACAATATTTGTACTGCTGTATTTTCCAGTTGTATCACGCACATCTAGGTATCTGCTGATACCACTTGATGTACGATTTACCGCTTTACTTTTTAAAATATCTGTATAGTTTGTAAATGGGAAGATCTGATAATCTTCAGCGTTAATCATACGATTTTGAGTATAGTATTGCTGTTGTGCCTTTAACTTTACATCATTTAAATTTTCTCTGGCACTTGCATTAGAAATTGTAGTTTGAAGTGCAAGATTTACTGTAAGGCTCTGTAGTGTATTTGTCTTGCTGACATAGGGAATATTGATCTCTATATCCTGCATATCACGTGGAGCGATTTTATAGGTTAACCCATTACCCACTCTAAAATAGGTTCTAAAATTACCCACTGGGGTAGTAGTGAAAACATCATCACCAAATACTATATTGATTCTATCATTAACAGCACTTTCTACAGCGAATAAAGTTTTTATTTCCTTACTCAAGCTATTATAAATTACGTTAGTACCATTTAGCGCAGGTACTTTTGTCCATCTTGTTGATTCATTACCCTGTGAATCTAATTCATATAACCAAACATCATTATTGTCAATGCCATTTACGCTTAATTCTACTACACGGTTTGGCAACTTTTCATTAATTGAAAAATCTACAGTTTGCAGGCTTCCTTGTTTAAAATAAAAGAAGAAACCAGTGTTAATACTATTAAACCCTCTATCGTCACTTCTGTAAATTAAGTTTAATGTATCCCTTGGTCCTGGGGGGACTTCATATAGATAGTTTGAACCACTATATGTTCCATTAACTACTTCAAAATCTATAGTTCTACCATTTACGTTAGTAGAGAATTCATAAGCAGCAATACTACTGGGTATAGTTCTAATATTATATTCTTCAATTTTAATTCCACCTATAGATGTTCTTAATGATGGATTACTAAACTGCTGCGTACCAACCATGGCTGCATTCATAATAGTTGTAAATTGTTCTAGGAAATCTGGATTTGTTGTATCGCCCCAAAAAATTTCAGTATCTTGAAGATTGTTACCATTGCTATCAAAAACTTCTTCACTCGTGCGTACACTAGTTACTTTTAGTAACCCTCGCCCAATTTGGCTACGCTTTACATTGTAATTAAGCATCCTGGCAAGACGTAAAATACTTGAACGTCTTTGTGCAGTTTCTAGGAAATTTTCTCTTGCATTAAGATCAACACGGAAACTCATACTCTGAGTTAGAAATGCTATAATATCAATTAGAGCTATATATTCACTACTCTCAATGAAGTCATTGAAATCTTCTGGATAATAGGTTCTAATATAATCAATTATAGTTTTACGAACAGTCTGATAGTCGTAACTTTGAAAGTTAACTTCCCTAAATGCTTCGTAAATCTTTGTCCAATCTTCAGCAGCAAATAAGTTTGATTCTCTAGTGGTACTAGCCATTAATTTATCTCACGTTGTTATACTATATTTATTTGTTATAGAATATACGTATATTATAGGTTATTATCACGTAAGAATGTGATTAGTAATCGCTCACTAGCATCAGTAGCCACAAAAACCAAGTCAACTTCTACTTGAATACCATTATCAAATTCAGATACTATTATATCTTGCGCAATTACCCTAGGATCGTAATCAATTGTGGTTTGCACTTCTTGAAGAATGGCATCTTTTGTTTCTTCAGTTAATGGATCCATTATATACTCGTATATACTTGATCCAAAGTCAGTGTTGAATAATTTTTCACCCTTACGTATAGCAAAATGGTTTAATATATCGCGCTTAATAAGATCTTCATCAGACAGGCTTACTGATTGGAAACTGTTATTTAAAGTAGTATAGCCACGGTATAAAGACATAGTATGTTATTTACCCTATATGTATAAACCTTGCCTAGCAAAGTAATCAAAGTTCTCTCTGGATTGTTCATAAGCACTTGCTCCCTTTTGAGCATATGTGGATAGCTTTTTATACAAGTCTTGAGAAGATTCAATAACTGTTGTGCCTGGTATAGGCTTAGGTTCTAAAAATTCGCCAGCCCTTAATTTTTTTGCATAATCAGATCCAGACGCATATGATGCTGTTAGCATAGCTGATACGACATTGGGTGCATCTGTAGCTTTTATACCGCCATTAGTAGCTAATTCTTGATATTTTTTTGCCAGATCTTTTTGGAATATGTCTTCTTGAAGAAAAGAGTTAGCAAAAAAGTCGTCTAGATCACCAACACCATTTTTTCCAGTCCAAATTCTAGGATCAGATAGTTGGCCATTAAAGACAGCTTCAGGTTTAATAAATCCTTGCTCTTTTAAAGTTTGTGTAGTAAGTCCAAACTTACCTATAGCCCTCGTTACACTATCAACATGATTATATTTTCCATTGCTACCTACTAACTCTGAAATGCCAGCTGAAATAGATCTCATGTTATTTGCATCTAGAACACCCAGAGGATCTGGTAAAGACTGGTTCACTAAAACTGCTTCGTTAATTTTTTCACTGTTGGCACCCTCTAGGATACTATCTAAACCATCGTCGCTAACCACAGGAGGATTTTTGGGAAATGAAACTGTTTTATTAATATCTCCATTAAACACTGTAGGTTGTGTTGTTATTCCATGTTCTACGTAAGGCTCGTGTGTTGGCGCACGATCCACTGTTGTTTTTAATTCGTTATTGGCATTCCAAAAACCTTTACCATCAATCATAGTATCTTTTAGAGTTGCTAAAGGTATAGCTTTGCCTTTGGCTGCTCCTGCTGCACTTCCTTGTAGAGCTATACAACCTGCTTTAACGTTAAGTGATGGTCCAGCTTTAAGATTCATTGTGCCTGAGGATTCAATATTTGCTGCTGAACCACTCTTAATGTCAATCCCCTTCGAGCCAAACATTCTTGCTGATCCTTTGCCAGAAAATACATCTATAAGAGTTCCTCCCTCTAAGTGTGTTGTGTTTTCACTTACTAATTGAATAGTAGACTTAGCATGAAACTTAATATTTTGATCTGCATGGAAATTTATATTTTTACTACGAACATTAACGTTGGTTTCACTGTATAGGTCAAGTTGACCTTTCTTATCCATCTGAATCCATGATGTGCCGCTGGAATTACTAATGTAAATAAAATCTTCTGTATCATGCAGTAGTATTTGATGACCATGGCTTGTTCTTATACGTACCTGATTGTTGTTACCTTCAATATCACCATCATCCATGGTTAGTGAGTGGCCACGAGCTCTTCCGGATTTCCCAAGAAGTGTGTTAAGGTCATCTCCCACTAATTTAGTAGCCGGGTTATTTTTGAGACTACTTATAACAGGTGTTTTTGATATGTCTACACCGGTTTTAGATTTTCGCCTTCCCTTTGTTGTTATACCTACAAGTTCACTAGGAGTCTCACGCATGTAATTACTGGTCGTAAGACCTCGAAATTCGTCCTTATCTAATCCCTGTTTCTTTAATGAACTAAAAGAGTCTAAATCTATTTTCCTTTTAGGTTTGAGCCAGTTAGTTAATTTACTAGTATCTTCTATACGATCATTTAGGTCGAGCGCAGGTGCACGAGTATGTCTAGGGCCATCACTTCCTTCACTAACAAAATTACTAGTCATCCCAGATTCAGGTAATGTTTGCATCATATATGCATCAGGTGCACAGGCAAACCAAAAACCTTCAGCATTTCTACCTTCTGGAAACACACAAAGGACTCGTGTTCCAATGTCCGGACACGGATAAACTATACCACCTACACTCTTTGTACCGTCCTGGGCTTCAGATCTACTGTAAAACGGGGTTGCATATCTAACCTGTCGCCATTGCGAGGTAGTTTCTTCAAGAGGTTTACCAGTTTGAGTACCAGTATTTCCGTATTGGGGGATGAATACACTTAAAACGCCCATATGAGTTGGATGTGAATTTACCTTTACAATACCAATTACTATGCCTTTATCTTCATGTATTCCGCGGACGTCTTCAGTTTTGAAATCTTTATCGCCACCCTTTGCCCCTAAATTTGTATAATCAAACATTAGCCATATCCTATCCTTTGTTTTTTTAAAAGTCTGTTGGCAACAGATCTATGTTAAAAGGTAAGTTAGTTACTTTAGATCTGCCACCCAAATTAGTATTACTATCTAAATTAGTAATTGAACTGGGATCATCTTGCAACTGTTCACTTATCCTTCGCTGGTTGTCTAATTCTACTAGAGCAGGATCATCTTGCAAGGATTCACTTGTTGTAGGTACATTAGCACGTACTTTAGCACCCGCAGTTGATTTTACTTTAACAGGCGTAGCACCAAGACCATATCCTATCATGTTCGCTTCTTCTATATCTTTTTGTTCTTGAATAGCCCTTTGGTTATCCAAATATTTGCCAGATTCTTTACTACGAACAACTGTATCTTTTACTGGCTGCATATGAGTTCTGAACCCTTCTAGTTTTTGAGAGAATATGCCTCCTGCAAAAGTAGTTTGTATTTCAACAATCTGATAAACTCCACTAAATTCACTCGTAGAATACTTACTATTGGTGTTTGGATTAGCTAGACCTGACAGATCATCATAGTCAATTGGAGTTTTTAGATTAACCTGTATATAGGGAGGACTTAAATCATAATTTAATGTGTCGTCTGGCATGTAGGGAGTATTATACAGTTCCCTTCTTAGTTCTTTATCTTGCCAAAAACTATCCCCTGTAGGAATATATGCAGGATCTCCTACAACATCTAATTTTAACCCAATAAGATCAGTACCATCATGCATTATTGTACTGAATAAATCTTTTGCACGTTTTTCTTCAACTGTTGTATCTGTTTTTAAGCTTTCACCTTCAGTACTTTTGGGTGTGGTCCTTATTTGAGGAGATGCAAAAGTGTCATGAGTTTTATTGTCTACAGGTACACCTGTTCCTAAAGTATGTGCCTGATAGTATGCCGTATCAAAATCTAATGCAAACCCTGTTACTTGTGTATTTTCACCAGTGAAAATATAATTGTAAATTTTATGAATACCCTGTCCCTTAGGTTTACTTGGAGGTGCCCATGGAAAATCACTGTAATAAACGTCCGTGGGAACAATATCATATCTTATTTTAAAAGCATACCTGCCTGTTTTTTTATCCCAACCTATCACATCAATGATTTTGGGTTTAACTTTAAACCAAGAAATAGGCATATTTGTCTTACTAGTTTCATTTTTGTTATTTTCAATATCTTTTATTATATTTTTATTGATATAGTTGCTACTGACCACAATATGGGATATAAGTTGAACCAAGTTTGTACCTCTGTTAATACGAAAAAGTTGTTTTGATTTGTCAATAGTTACAGAACCTTTTAACGCTTGTCCAAACTGTTTTGATAAATTATCAATCTCAGTAGGCGTATTCTGCGGGTCAAACCTGTCAGGGACTATTTTTGCATTTAATATTTCTGGAGCAACTAAAAATGATATTTCATCAGCTAGCTCTATTTCGGCAGGAACCGTTGTAAAATTATTACGACTTGTTTTATTAGATTCACTATCGGGAACCTGCCTAGGTTTAGTCAAACTTTTATAGTAGTCGTTTATAGCATCTGCAATATTGGTACTTGATTTTCCCAATATAACTTGTGTTTCAGCCCTTAGAGCATCCTCCACATTAATTGCGTTACCACCACTTAAGGTCGCGGCGGCTATATTATTTTGAATATCCTGATCAGTATATTTTCTTTCGTTTGTAAATCCCTGTACACTTTTAGAAAAAATATCTCCAACATTATTTGCTTGTATTTGAATATTGATTGGAATGGTTGAACGAATATTTTTAAACACATCCTGATGGTATGGTATACCCGCACATTTATAAGTAGCTCCTGATGCATCAACACTAAATTTAATTTCCATTATTCTTATTGGAATGTATTTTGGTGCAATTAACTTATTAGACGGTTTACCATTATCATCATATCCCTTGAATGATATTTCCAAACAATAGGGAGTTTGTATGTAGTTTTGTTCTTCTTCCAAACTTTGTTTAGCTTGTTCTCTTAATCTATCTATTAAAGTCACACCACGTGGTTCAGTAATATCAAAAGTCACCTCAACTGTGTTTGTATTAGCGTTAAATTTACTAGGACTTGCGGCTGAATTAACTAATTTAAGGTTATCAATATAAAAATCTGTGTTAAATTCACTTGCCCTTTCTGGATCTCCATCTACCCCACCACTTCTGCAAACTAAAAATTTTGGTATTTGAGAAAATGACTTTGGTGCACTCATAAGATTAACATATGTTTTGGGTGTTAGCATGTACAATGCAATGTTATAGGTATAACTAGCATAGTCGTCAAGTAAATTACGTTGAGGATCAATAGTTACAGATCCAGGAGGCTTAACGAAGGCACGGTTATTAGATTCATCATTATTTGTGCTAGTTTTAGGAGTACCTACTTGAGAAGTCGTTGGCCGACCAAAACTATCTACACCTTCGTCATCAACTGGTATACCCTGATCATCATCTTTTGAATTTCCTCTTATTATTCTGTTTCCGTTAGTAATTTCTTCTTGTCTTGGGGGCACACCTTGAGGGTCGTTTCCAAATCCAGAGTTATTGTTTGCACTATTTGGTTGTGGACCTGTACCAAATTCGCCTTGCTCAAGCAGCAGCTTTTCCTGGGGTGTTAACACCCCAGGTTGAGGATCAAAAGGGCCAGTATCCTCTTCATCATTGCCTATAGCTGTGTCTAATGGGTTAATAGTAGGTGCACCACCAAATTCACCTTGAGGGTCGTTTCCAAATTCAAAGTTATTGTTTGCAGTATTTTCCCCTGCTGCCACAGAAGATCCACCACTACTAATTGATGGCCAATCTGGCGATATACCAAAAACTGCGTCACCACCCAACTCAATCGCAGGAAGTTGTGAAGCTACTGACTGTTTAACAGTTCTTATACTGCTAGCAAAAACTGGATGTGTTTCCTGTTGTATTGTTTGTACACGTGGATCTAAAATATCATTACTATTAACAAGAAAATATCCCTCAGGTAGGTTGGGGTCATCTTGTACTCTATCTTCTCCTAAAACGTTTTTAAGTGCCTGTTTTTGAGGCTGGTAAAGTTTTTGTACTTCTACCTTGGACCAATCTCTAGCAATAGTAAGCTGTCG